TGATAAGATGAGATTGCGACAGATGAAGACAATTTCGAATAATCGTGATGACTTCCGGTATAAGATGCTGCAATCTCATATACTAACTTATCAAGTTCTTTTGTTGTAATAACACCCTCTGTTGGAACCGACGTAATTACTTTGATGAATACCTCATCAGCATTAACGTTTAAACCTCTGGCGGAACGTTTTATTCTGTTATATATTTTTTGGGGGTTAAAAGCAACTTCTTCCCCACCTCTTTTTTTAATTTTTAGTGACATCATAGTTTATAAAAATAACAAATTAAAAGTCCTCTGTAAAGGACAAAGTTTCGTTCAACTTTGCTTTTTGGTATTCGACGGTACGTGACTCAAAGAAGTTACCTTTGGTTTCAACCGCAATTTGTTCCATAAACTTAAATGGTTGTTCAACGTTAAATTGTTTTTTACATCCCAACTTAACCAACAGTCCATCCACCACAAACTCAAGATATTGTTTCATCAAATTTGAATTCATTCCAATCAAAGAAACAGGAAGTGACTCGGTGATAAATTCTTTTTCAATCTCAAGTGCTGACAAAAGGATTTCTTTAATTCTTTTCTCACTTGGTTTTTCTTTACAGTGATTATTCAACAAATGAATTGCGAAGTCACAGTGTAGGTTTTCATCTTTGAAGATGAGTGAGTTAGCATTACACAACCCTTGCATCAGTCCTCTTGACTTTAGCCAAAAGATTGAACAAAATGACCCTGAAAAGAATATCCCTTCAACCGCCGCAAACGCCACAAGACGTTCTTGAAACGATGTGTTTATAATCCATTCTAGGGCCCACTTTGCTTTCTTTTGTACTGCCGGTAATTTATGTATCGCGTTAAAACATTCATCTTTTTCTTTAGGATTAGACACATAAGTGTCAATCAATAATGAATACATTAGACCGTGAATGTTTTCCATCATCAATTGAAATCCATAAAAGAATTTCGCTTCAGGGTATTGAACTTCTCTGTAGAAGTTTTCTGCTAAATTTTCATTTACAATCCCGTCTGATGCCGCAAAAAATGACAATATATTTTTAATAAAATATTGTTCATTTTCCGACAACTTCTGCCAGTCTCTAATGTCATCTGTTAGGTCAACTTCTTCAGCCGTCCAAAATGCCGCTTGATGTTGTTTGTAGTATTCCCAAATGTCGTGGTATTGGATTGGGAAAATTACAAAACGATTGGGGTTTAATTTTAATATTGTTTCTTCCATTTTTTTAATTTTTATGTTTAATAATCTAAATATTTCCATTTATATCCACCACAATGATTTCTTGCACCATTACAAACACTAACAATATTACCTTTACTTTTAATATTATTACTTTTTGCCGCAACTTCGAGTGATGGATATGTTTCAAGTTCTACACCAGTGTCTAAACAAATCTTAATGATAGGTCTTACGTTTTTTGCTATCTTATTTTTATATGGACTAACATCTGATAATTTTTTTCTATGTTCTTCCGATAATTTCTTCCCTATCAAAGAGTTACTTATATTTTTTTTTGTTTCTTCACTTCTTTTTTTCCCAAACCCAGATTTTCCAATTTTATTTTTATGTTCTTCACTCAACTTTTTCCCTAACCAATAGTTGTGTTTTCCAATGTTACTTTGTGAAATTTTTTTTCTAGTTTCCACACTTGGTACATAATTTAAATTAGATTCACCACCATCGGTCAAATTTAATAATTTTCCATTTTTTCTATGTAATTTAATCCAATAAGTTTCTTTAATAGCCCAATTGATATCATCAGTTTCTTCAATAATCTTTATAATTGGTTTAACATTATTGTTAAGTAATTTTTTTATCCATAGATAAAGTGGTCTTTTTTTTTCTCGTTTACTCAAATAAATGTGTTCGTTCAATCTTTTTTCCACATTTTTTTTGGTTTTACCAACATATCTAATTTCATCAGGTTCATTTGGGTCAAAAATACCATATACAAAAATCTTGTTCATACCTTTCTTTTATATATAAATATTTAGAAAGTTGATTTTTAATATTATTTTTCTATTTGAGTTTTCATAATTAAGTGTTTTCTCTTTGTTTTCTTTTTTCAAGCAAATCTTTAATTCTTTTCCTGTTTTGTTCTTCTTTTTGTTCCTCAAGACCAAGGAACGTTACTGAACTTTCAGTATCTATTTCTAACATTCCGTTATCAAACTTACAATTCTCAAACACGATACCATCATCACCTATTCTTGATTTTGTAATTGCAATAGTTGCTAACTTCATTTCTTTTTGTTGTAATGTTTTAGCTACTGATATAATTACGTGACCAACTTGAGCTTTCTTAATTGAGCCTCCCATTTGGTCAGTGGTTACAACTTCAGATGAAATAGAACTTCTATTACCCTGAGTAGCAGTCCATCCTACTAAGTCAAGTTCGTGACACATAGCTTCAAATGCTCTCATAACAGAACCTTCAGATTTCCACTCATCACCAAGATTTTTATCAGGAACCACACAATCAATGTAGTCTAACATAATCATATCCAACTTAACACCATCAGCAATCATTTTACGTACCTGATTTTTGATTTGTAACATAGTTAAAGTGTCGGAAGGTAACTTCTTCAAGATAAGTCTGTTTTCCATCTTATCTTCAATTTCCTTAACTTTAGCCATTACTTCATCTTTCTTAACTGAAAGTTCATCAGGATGTATTTTTGTCCAAAGAGTAATGTGTTTTCTTTGGATAATCTTTGGGTTATCCTCAAAGAATATTTGAAGAACGTTATATCCCAAATTAAATGCGTGATTTGAAATTTTAGTTAGAAACGTAGATTTACCTACTCCTGTCGGTGCCAATATAACGCCAATCTCTCCCTTGGCTAATCCCCCCTTTAGGAGTCTATCTATACCCGGGATACCCATAGGTATCGGATGTCTATAATCTTCGTTTAAAACATCATCTAAATTAGAAAAAACATCAGACATACCGTCTTCTCTTTCACCAACTTGTAATGCCTCTCTTACTAATTCTTCAAGCTTGTCGTAACTTTCAAATTCACCACCATCAATTACTTTTTGTGCTTTAGTAATTGCCTTTTGGAGTTCTTGTTGCTTACAAAACTTCAAAGCCTTTTCTTGGATAAATTCAGAACCTTCAACTGAAGCTTCTTTAATTTTACCAATAGTATCAAGTACTATTTTAGTTGCGAATTCTTGTTGTAATTCAGATTTAGTAATCTGTTCAAGAGTGTCAAATGTGGGTACATGTTCGTATTTTGAATAATACTCTTTTATCATCTGAAGGATGATTTTAAAGTATTTGTTTTCAAAATATTGTTGTTCAATAACGTTAATGATGGACCTTCCAAAATCCTTATCTACAATGATTTGATTCAATAATTGTATCTGAAATGAAGACCCTAAATAATCAAAATTTTTGTTTGACGCCATAGTTTAAATTTGTTTGTGAATTATAAATAGGATGGTTTTAAGTAAATTTCATCATATTCATAAGTTAAATTTTTAGCTGAAAAAATGTCAGTTAATGATGAAAGCAAACTTTTTATGTGCGGACGGATATCTACGGTGTATCTTATTTTTGGTGGATAAACTTTAGCGTCAATCAATCTATGACAAATTGTCGTATCACCTTGTTTAATAAAGATATGAAAATGTTCTGGTCCATCAGTAAATGAAGTATTAAGCACATCAGGATTGGTTTCAATTTCATGTGAATTCTCAAGCATATAATTCACCGTTTTCATTTTAAGTTGTTCGGTAAATACATCTACGAATTCTAAAATAAATTCATAAAGGTCTAAAGAATATTTCGCATCTGGATTAAAATCCCTTACGTTGAAAAATCTTTGTACGATAATATTATCATTTACCATCATTAAAAATTCCAATTTTGTTGAGTCTTGTTCTTTCATAGTTTTTACTTTTTTGTTTTGAATTGTTTTTTTTCTTTTCTTGTTAGTTTCATAAAGGGTTTGACGAAATTTACCCACGCGTCATCGTGTTTTGGTAGAAATTTAAAAAATCCATCTTCCATCATCATTCGAATGAGATTTCTATACCCCCTACCTTCGGGGTCTAATGTTTCTTTGTAATAAAGTTCAACGATTTCTTTTCCTTCTTCTGTGATTAACGGATTAGATAAATCCACGATTTTGTTGTTAATCTCAAAAAATTCATTTCCATAAACACCTGTTTTGGTTCTACCTGATAATAGATTTTGTAATACTTTGTTTTCCTTGTCCTCTGATAATAATACCTCGGCTCTGTTTAAAATATCAATAAAACTTACCTCTCTGTCAAGTAACTCAGGAAATAATTTTAATAAAGTTTTTTCACCTAAAAAATAGATACCATCAATATTGTCTGATGTATCACCATATAATATCTTATAGGTTTTAACATTATAAACAGGGATATCAACTTTATCTAAAATGATATAGTCACCTTTTTTATACGTTAATTTTGTGTTTGGGGAGTATAACGATACGTTTTCAGAGATTAGTTGAGCTAAATCTCTATCTGCTGAAAAAATTGTTATATTTTCATTAGTCGCAATTTGACAATAATAAGCGATAAGGTCATCCGCTTCATTATTATCAATATCAACTTGACGAACAAACATCTCTTCCAAGTATTGTTTAACTCGCCTTTTCTGTTCATAAAAAGATTCTTCTTTAAAATCGTAACCTGGTTTTCTATTTTCTTTATATTGTGGATAAATAATTTTTCTAGCTGAAGAATTACCTTCACCATCCCAACATACTACGACCTTATCAAAATTTTCTTCTTCAATAAATCGTCTGGTGGTATTTAGAAAATGCCAAATACCCCCAACGTGTCTTCCTTCATGGAAAAAATCTTTAACTCCGTGAAATCCAATTTTTAATAAATTGTTTCCATCGATTAATAGTGTTTTAGTCATTTATCTGTTTTATAACAGGTTCTAAAATTTTGTTACTTTTTTTTAAATTATCTTCAGCCCATAGTGGTTGGAGATTACTATAATGACATAACTTATAAAGTTCGTCTTCTGTTTTTGCTGATGATAATGGAATGATGTGGTCAATATGCCACTCACTCCTGTTATCCCAATTCATACCATCAACAAATTGGGTTTCTAAATGTTCTTTCAAGTCGTAAGGCGAACAACCAACTATGTCAAATGTTCTCAAACTATTTGATTTTGAAATCCTGTTGACTTGATTTCTCATACTACATATCAAATTAAATAATACATCATTTTTTTTTCTTATTTTCTGATACTGATTATGATATTCAGGATTATTTTTTCTCCAATCATTTTTTCTGTTTTTTTCTTTTTCGTAATTTACGTGAGAATAGTTTTTGAAATATTCGAGGTAATAGTTTTGGTTATCGTTGTTCCATTTTTGGTTATATTCTCTAATTTTTTCTTTGTTAGTGATTCTATATTTTTTAGAATAAATTTTTTGACACATTCTGCACTCAGCCTTTCTACCATCTTTTACTCTAGCACATTTGTTATAGTCCTCAAAATTTTTTTCTATATTACACTTACTACAAACTTTGGTTTCCATTCTTGATATAATCTTTCAACAGTTTATTAACCAAGGAAGAGAGATTGATTGACTTTTCTTTGAAGAAGTTGGGCAGTTCGGGGTCAACGGAAATACCAATTTTTATTTTCTTTTCTCTTTCATCAATTTTCTTTCTTCCCATATTAATAAATATCTTGTAAATTACAAAAAGTAGAAATAATATAACTTTTTTTATTCATCTATTTCAGAATCAGTCTCATCTAACTGAATTTCTCCGGTACCTGAAAGTATTGCATTCCAATAGTGAGAATATTGTTTCTTATATTGTTCTAACGCTTCTTTGGTATCACTAATATATCCTTGTGGAACTGCGATAATCTTACTATCTTTATAACCCAACCCATTTACGTGGTTTTTGATAATTGATATTTTAGTTCTTATTGCGTATGACACGGTCCTTCCGTTTTTGGTTGCCGTGATATGATTGATACCGGCTTTCTTTTGATTACCGAATAAGAAAACTAATGATGACGCTAACCAAATCGCTTCCCCTCCTTTACTCTTAATCTCAGGTTGACCAAAAGGGTTATCGGGTAAATCAACCCAAGGTTGGTTGACAACAACCATAGTATTATAATAGGGGTAATCTTCTTTTTTTGATTTCGAAATCCTTGAGTGGATGCCCATACCGATTTTATCGGCTAGTGCAGATGCGTTATGCATCTTGCCGCCCTTTCCCTCAAAGGTCATTTTACAAGGAATTGAACCGACTGAATCCCATAAGAATAATAAGTTATATGGAATATCTCCTTTTTCTTGAGCATCCAACATCTCATTAATAAAGTCGGTTGCTTGTTCAATATAGTCAAAACTATCATTGAAGATAAAGTCCCCGTCCCACTCTCCATTACTATTTTTCTCCGCAACTAATCCAAGTTCGATAGCGTGTTCCCAAGACCATTTTTTTTCCGTGATAATAAAAACAGGAATATGTCCTTTTCTTTGAGCGTCGGCACCCGCCAAAATCATAGCAGTAGTTTTAGAAGAATTTGAGTGCCCCAAAAACATATTGATACCCCCCATAATCGGACCTGGTAATCCACATGCTTCCATAAAGGCATCACCACAGTTATAATAATTTTCAGGTTTGTATTTGGTTTTAGTAGAAAACTTATCTTTAATACTACTTAACCCAATTTCTTTTTTCTTCAAAGCCATAATTAAATTTCGAATTTGTAAAACTGTTCTAAATTTTCAAGTTTGTCTTGTGCGTTCGCACGTTTTTCGATTAACTTATCCATTTCCTCAATATGTTGGGGGTGTTCGCCGATACCAACTGGGTTTTGAAAATAAACAAGTAGTGATGCTTCAGCATCCAACATTTCGCTCTCATATTTCTTTTTTAGAGCCTCGTACATTTTGTGTCTGATTTTGTCCATGTGAATTAATAAAATTGATTAAAAAATATAAAGGATGGACACTTTGTCCAAGTAAATGTCCATCCTATTTGTTTGTTTGATTAAAATGGTAGGTCGTCGTCAGGTGAATCCCCTGCTTGTGGGTCTTCGTAACCACCTTCACTACCACCTATTGATTTGGTGTTAACTGATGAATCACCATAAACGTATTTCCCAGCATCTGAGTCCCAACGTGGAGTTTCTCCTCGAGCAATTGCCTCTAAATAATCTTCAGATTTTTTCGAATAAACGTCAGCCCAAGTAAGTTCGTCTTCTAACCAAGCCTTTGCCGTATCAGCATCTTCATGTATTGGTTGTGGGTCATCATACATAACCGCCTGAATTACGGTATAGGGTTTTCCGTTGTTTGCCTTTGTTTTGGTAAGTTCCAAGATAAGGTCACGACCTTTTTCTGCGTCGGTGATATTGCCTTTTGCTCTCCAAATTGGAATAATCTTGTCTAAAATACCTTCTTTTTTGTAGTTGTGCTTGAATCGCCAGAATTTTGGACCATCTTGTTCTGCGTCACGGTCAACAACCTTAACAATATAGAAC